GGGTCGCCTGCGCTACGTTGCCAGTAATGGCTACGCCGCTGGAAAGTGTGCCACTGAGCGTGACGTTGCCCGCGATATAGCCAGCCGTCAGACCGACAGTGACGACAAGCGTGTAAGTGCTCGTGAAGCTGGAGCCGTTGTTGGTGCTGAACGGGTCGTCCCTGGTCGAGTTGGCGAGCAGGCTTAAATCGTCCTGCACCGCGCTCCATACTTGCACCGCCGAGCGGCTGGCGCTCACCGTGATGGTTGATGCTCCGTAATTTACAGTTACCCCCGTTACCCCTGAGGCATAGAGGGGATTGCTATTGATGTCCACCACCCGTGTTTGCGTGATCGGGATTGTGATGGGAACCTTGGTGTAGGTTCCGGTCAGGCTTGAGAACGTCCAGCCGGGGAAACGCGCCACCAAGCGGTAAGCTACCGGGATGGCGTCATAGTTGTAAGGCATGGGCACGGTTGTCGATGCGCCAGCCGCGACTTTGCTTGCGCGTAAGACAGGCGAACCGGGAGAGGTGTTGTCGTAGCCCGCGATCAGCGTGCCGGCCTGCGCCCCGCTGAAGCCTAGTTCTGTGGTGAAAACGGCAGGATCATAGGCCGCGTCAATCGTGACAGGCAGCTTCATGCTCATCACATAGCGGCCAGCGACCGCCGTGGTTCCCGTGATCCTCAGTTGCAAATCAATGCCGACCGATGAGCTGTAGCCCGTCAGCGCCGCCCGAGCGGTTTCAAGGCTTGAGTTATCCACGAACGCCGTCCATGCGCCCGTGTTTGCTGCACCCCAGTTGACCATCCGAAATTCAACGGTCGTGCCCGCCGGGATCGGGTTTGTGCCAGAGCCGAGGTTATAGTTGAAGTCGAACGCCGTGCCCGTGAAATCGGTAATGCCTCGCAGCGGAAACACCGATTTGATAATCACCGAATCGCCAATGGCGGGGTAATAAATACGGCCAAGGTTGTCCAAGAACGTCTCGCCCGTGAAGGCATACATATCGAAGGCGCTTTCCGATGAAAACGCCCCGACATAAACCGATCCTACCGTCTTTGCGACATTCGACAGAACGACGATGGGCTGCACGTCCGCCAAGTTTGGGATGATGGCGTTTGTGGCCGTGGTCTGAAAAGAGCGGTGCGGTCCGGCGATCACGTCAAGACCCAAGCCGCCCTTCGCGTTAGCACCCGACCCCGTTGTGGTGGCCGTGATGGAGTCAATCAGCAACATGCGATGGAAGCCGCCACGGTTAAAGGCCATGGTTCCCGGCAGAACACTCTGAGTCGTAGTAATACGCGGGTTCGAGACAGAGATATGTGCGACGATAGTGTCCAGCCCAAGGTCAGAGATGATTGCGCTTAATTGCGACCCACCGTTAAAGGCGGCGTATCCCTTGTTATGGAAAACGACATCTGCGCTACCAGAATCAATCGAGATAAGCGCTCCACGCGTAGCAAGACCGCCGCCCCAAAGCTGCATTCCCCTGATGGTGCTGTCGGTGATGCCAACCGCATTGATCGGATTGAACGTGTCACCTGAGCCGAGGGTGTTTGCATTAGGTAATGAGCTTACAAAAATTTCAGAGGTGTCGAGATTGTCGAGGGCGTTCCAGCGCACCGAACTTCCCGCCGCATAAATACCTGTGATGGGAGTTGAGCATTTCACGGTCTGAAGCGAAACACCCATTAAGTTTGTGCCACCCGCGTTGGTCGTGCGACCCCAATGCCTTGAGCGCAAGTTGCTCATGGACGTCAAACCCTGGACGTTACCTACGGCAATGTTGGAGTAGGAGTTGGCTCCTCCCGGTAAATTATTGGTCACGCTCACATTTGCGATGTTTCCAATACCCAAGAGCGCGGAAAACTGAGCGGTGATGCCGCCGTTGATGTTGGGATTATGGTAGCCAATACCCAAGCCGCTGAGCGAATTGATTTCAAACGCTCCCGCGCAGTTGCCCGAATTATACAGATACGCATAGCCAAGATCACGGATTGTCAGGGACGCAAACGCGCTGAAGCCGGTAATCATCCGCAGACCCAGCGAGCAAATCCGCATATCAACAGTGCCGGATGGAGAGGCGTTAATGGATGCGTTGTTCGTGGTGTTGTTGGTCGGAATCCAATAGACCAGGGTTCCAATCGGGAAGGACGCCTGTGCCGTCGTGCCGTGAACGCCTCGCGCCATGCCCGTCGCGCTTACGACTGCGCCGGAACGCGTCGAATAAAAGATGCGTTCAATCGTAGAGCCGTTGACCAGAAGCAGACTGCCTTGCCCCGTAACGCCGTTGAACGTGCCGTTGGAAGTGGTGCCAATCTGTGCGGCAAGCGTGAAGGCTTGTGCGCCAGTGCCGGTGATGGCCGTCGCCAGTGTGGTCTGCTGCATGGCAGAGTTGAAATGGATGTTCGGCACACGCACCCGTGCTCCGGTCGGGATCTTGGTGCCGTTAGTGCCGTCACCCATTCTAACCGCCGTGGTCAGCGGATTGAAGAACAGAACCTTGCCAAGATCGCCGCTGCCGACCTGAGAGGGGGCAATTAGCGAACCAGCGCGAAGGATGTAACTTGAGCCAGCCGCGACGACGCCGCCCGTGTAGGTCGTGCCGTCTAGCTCTTGGATGGTGATCGAGGTAGCCGAAGTAAATGCAGCCACAACAAAGTCACGGGCGATGCCGGGGAGCTTAAACGGTAGGCCGACTTGAGTGGTCAGAAAGTTGGTTCCAGTGCCAGTGACCACGCCGCCCGCCGTAACCGCTACCGTGCCCGCCGTGATGTTGGGTGCGTTAAAGCCGAGCGTGTTGACCGTTCCGCCGCTTACATCTTCTGGGATCGCGTTCCAGATTTCCCAGACGTTTGTGCCCGATCCCGTTTCGACCTGAATCATCGTCGGGTAGTCGATGGCCACGCCGCCGATGTTGTTGGCGCTGAACAGAACTTGGTTGTTCGCGCCCGTGCTGGTTCCGACCGTGATCCAGTCGCCGCGCACTTGCAAAACAGCGTTTTGGGTCACAAGGAATCCAGCGGCGTTGCTGGCCTGCTGCAAATAAAACTGCTGTACATGGGGAGTTGTGGTGCTCGCGTTGCTGACCTCGATGCGTCCCGTCCCAAGCGCCTGAATCAAGCGAGGCCGGACTGACCATTGTGAATTGACGGTAAGCGTCACCCCATCGAGGACGTTGATGATGTCGTCCTGCAAGTAGGTGACAGCACTAAGGTTCTGCGAAGTTGTGACGTCAATCGTTGCCATGTGCTAGGTGTTCCGTTGGCAGATTTTGCCGCTGAGTGCGCCGCCGCTAAGGGTGGCGTAGAAGGCATCCTCGACTGGGTAGCCGTTGGCGTCCGAGGCCGTCGAGATGAAGCGGTAGATCGTCGTGCCGTTGTAGTTGTAGATCAGGTAAGTGCCGCCCGTGATGGCGACATCGACGCCGTTCGTGGCGGCCTCGCCTACCAGGATGAACCACGGGGTCAGTGAAAGCAGTGCGAGCTTGTCCGATGTGGACAATGGCTCCTCAAAGAAAATCTTCTCGGCTGCAACACCTATGCGATTGTTTTCTCTGCTCATTCTGTTGAAGGGTAAAGGGGATGACCGACACTGCTGTAAAGCTGCGTTCCCTGACTGGTGAGAAGTCCGAGAGCATAGATTGTTTTGAGATCGTAATGGAACAATCGTGTGAGCGGATACTGAAGCCTGCCGTAACGGATCAGGGTCTTTCGGTAGGGGCGGCTCATGGGTGAAGGATATGCGGACGGGCGAAAAAAGCAAGCCCCCCGTGACCGAAATCGCGGAGGGCTTGCAGGGGTTTTTGGGGGTTAGTTGATGACGAGGAAGTTGACCCTCGTTTCACCGGTTGGCGCGGCGTTACTGTGGATGGTGAACGATCCTGCGGCTGGCAGGATATGCACACCTTTCATGGTGCTGTCGTTGGAACCAACCGTTACAAGGATCACCGAGCTAGTTGATGCCAAGGAATTAGTCACAACCAGCGAGGCTGCGCCAGCGGCGAAGTTCACACTTCCGGCGTGCTTGTTGATCGTCCGCGCACCGGTAGTGCCTGTCGGAGTGATGGTGGCGTCAAACATGGACGTAAGGAAATCGTTGACCGTGATGGCCTTCGGAGTCTTTGATTCCGCGTTTGACACGATGAGCTTATCGGTGAGAGCCACGGTGCCCGTGGTCTGGATGATTTTGAGGTCTTCGAGTTGCATGATCTTGAGTGGAGGTAAGAGGCGGGCGCAGGAGTTACCCTACGCCCGCCTCGGTTAATTACGCTGCTGGAACGAGCGACGTGCGCTTAAATGGGATCGCCATTCCGAAGCGAGTTTTCACGCGTTTGCTCGCGGAGGCAAGCACGCCACGGAAGTAACCGATGGTTCCGTCCGGGTTGGTGGTCTCGTTCGCAATGTTCTTCCACTTGAAGTCTCCGGTGTAGGAGAGCGGGTCGAACTTCACGGGGCCAGCGCCGGAGAGCGGCGATGGGATGAGGCACTCCATCACGTCGGCGTGGAGGATATACGCGACCTCGAAGTCAGCGGTTTCATACGCGTTGTTCGTGGTGAGGATACCGTTGGTCATCGTCTCGGGATACACGCGGGTTGCGGTTCCAGAAGAGATGGTCATGCGGGGGGCGAGGTCGTCGCAGATGTGGTAGAAGCCACGGAACGAGCCATCGACGCCGAGGGGCTTGATGAGTTCCGAGACCTTACCAGCGTTCTTGCGGATGTCTTCGCGGTAGCCGTCCTCTTGCTTGAGGAACAGACTGCCTTGCGAGCCGATGACAAGACCGAAGATCGCTTGACCATCTTCGATGCCGTAGGCGTTGACCTTGGCACCCTCGCGGCGAAGGCGAAGGGCGATCTTGTCAAGCACTGCATTGGAGATGTGGGCGGTCGGGGTGTAATCCACATCGACACCGCTGGAGACGAAGTCGTTGTTGAAGTCCACAGCCCATGTCTGCACACCCTCGAAGAGAGTGCCAGCGGACACGTCGATGACCTGAAGGATCGGGGTGCCAGTGGTGAGGCAGGGAACGAAGTTGGCGCAAGCTGCGTCATACTCGTCACGGTTGCGTTCTTCCCACGAACGGCGGGTCGCTTCCTTCATCAGATCGACGATGGCGGTAAGCTGTTGCAGACCTTCGACGGACTGGCGGAGATCCTCCACGTCCATGCGTGGGGACTCGATGACAGCGCGGGACAGGTTGAACTGCTTGATGCTGCGTTGGAAGTGGAGGAAGGACTTCGCGTCCTGCGGGCCGAGGTTGTCGGGGTTGGCTCCGATGAGCGACTGACCGAGCGAGTCGGTGAGCGCGTTGGAGGTAAGCAGGGTGCCGCCGAGAGCCGTCCATGCGAGGCCAAGGGTGCCTTGGTCTGCGCTGGCGTTCTGCCCGGTGTTGGGGAGGACGCGATCATAGATCAGCGTGGACTGGCGATAGCCCATGCCTGCGGTGAAAGCACCCTTGCGGATGAGGTCATACCAAGGAGATGTGTGCAAGCTGTGCTTGTGGATGTCCTTGCCGATACGCCCTGCCTCTTGAGTGAGCCAGGTGTCGATGTTGGTGGTGCCGTCTGTTTGGCTGAATAGATGTGCTGTGGTGCTCATGTTGGTGTGTTATGTTGGAGTTGGAGTTCTGCGACTCACCGGGAAGCGGGCGGTGAAAGTGACGGATAAGAACCCGTCGCAATGCTTCCTGTCTCCAACCTGACTTTTACATGCGCTACGATGCCGCGAGGAGGCGTGTCGGGTTGTTGGATAACGCGAGATAACTGTAAAAGACCGCGTAAAGCAAGAACAAATTTGTTGTTTTTGCGAATTACTGTAAATGCGGTTTTGTTGCATTTGTAATCAGAGCACGAAAAACCCCGACACCTTTCGATGCCGGGGCTTCTGCCCTAGTAAGATCACATTCCGCCGAACTGCTTCCGCGCACGATCCATGAACGTCTCTTCGTCGTCGCCCGTGTCGTTGCCACCGAAGTCAGGGGTCATCCTCGGCGTTTGATTCCGGTATTTCGCAATGTCGTCGCTGAGACGCTCCACTTCCTTGATCGCCTTGTCATACGACCGAACCAGTCTGGGGAGAAGCTGCGCGGCGATCTGCGAGTATGCCTTGTTCGGGGTGTCGAGCGAGTTGAAGTCGGACTCCTTCACGCTGTTTACCAGTCCCTCGAAATCCACACCTTCAAGGGTCTTGATGAACGGCAGCTTCGTGGTGATGTGCTTCGCCACCTTGTCCACCGTCTCCTTGCGTTCTTCCGCTGCACGGAGAGTCTGTTCCTGCTCGGCACGGGTCTTGTTCGCGCTGAGTTCGGTGAGAGCCTTGTCGGCATTGGCGAGCAGTTCCTCGCGGCGTGCCTTCAGCGGTTGGACTTCCCTAGCAAGCTCGCGCATCGCCAATGCGTCGTCAGGGTCGATGTCAAGTCCCGATGTGAGTTCCTTGAACGCGGCCTTGCGTGTCCGCTCGTCGGTGATCTCCAGCGTCTCGGCGAGCTTGTCGCGGTCGATGCCGTAGCTGTCGGCGATGGCGTCCGAGCGTTCGAGGATACCGATCAGCGGTTTGGCGATCTGCTCCTGGTAGGCTTCCGACTCGGTGAGATTGGTGACGGTGATCTTGGCCTCGTAGCCTTTGATCTTTTCCTCAAGCTCCTGCGCCCGTGCGGCGGCGGCTTCGATTTCCTTCACCCGGCTTTCAAGTTGTGCGCGGGTCTGGCGCTCGGCGTCAAGCTCGGTCTTGAGGGTTCCCGTCTCTTTCCGCATCTCTGCAAAGCGGCGGTGCTGCGGCGTCCCCTTGTCGTAGGGGTTATCCTTGTCCGCGTCCACGTTGTCGGTCGGCTCGTCTCCGCCCATGTCGTCGATGGGGAGGTTCATGGAGTCGGGGTCGTCCTGCGGCGCGGCATCGTCGAGAGCCTTGATCGGGTCAACGGGTTTCGCCGCTTTCACGGGTTTCGGTGCAGGCTCCGGCTCAGGCTCCGCGACGGGCGCGGGCTTTGATCCGGTCTGCATGAACGCTTGGAAGCTGTCCACGAAGGACACGTCCTCGGTGGGAAGGGATGCGGGCAATGCGCCCTCGATTGGTGCTGGTTCGGTTTCCATGGTGTGTTATTGGTCGGTGTTATTGAGATAGTCGAAAGGTTCTTCCTCCTCTTCGGGAGAGTCCTCCTTGTGTTTCTTGCGGGACAGGTAGCGCAGTTTCTCGGCCACCTCGGACACGCCCGAGTGGTAAGCCGTGCGGCGGGTGACGACGAGGTCGGGATACTTGTCGAGGTCGGGTTGCCTGACGCGGCAGTCCTCCTGAACCACCGCCATCGCGGCGAGGAACACGGGGTCTGCGAGGATGCTGCGGAGACGCTCCCTGCTTTCCAGCGTGTCGAGGAGCTTGATGTTTCGTTCGTATGAGAGGTTCACGGTATGTTAGCGTCGTTCGTTGTATGAGAGTGCGGGCGAGGACAATGCCTTTGCCGCCATTGCCGCGCCACGGGCATCGTTCAATGCGAGGGACTGCTGCGACTTTGCCTGAAGCTCGGCGATCTTGATGTCACCGATGCGCTGTGTCAGTTGGAACTTGAACTCGGCCTCGGCGACACGGATCTCGGCAAGACGTGCTTTCGCTGCACCCTCGACATCCTGCTCCCCGCCTTGCGGTGCTGCCTCGCCTTGGCGTTCCTGCGAACGGATCGACCGCTCAAAGTTGTCCACGATCTGCGTGAGGTTGTTGATGCCCTCCTTGACGATGCCGAAGACCTGGCGCTGTGCGGGGTCTTGGGCAAGCGGCTCGGCGTGACCTGCAAGGTGGTCGAGCATGGCACGAAGACCGGGGAGCGATTGGACAGGGTCAATCTCCCCGCGTTCGATGCCTTCGATCATCTGCTGCAACGGCACGACGTGAATCATCGCGTGGGTGGCGTGAAGCTCCTGCGGGTTCACACCGATGGGGTTGCCTTGGAACAGGAGAATGTTCTCCATCTCGGCGACCTTCGCCTCGACGTTCACGCGGTTCTCCTCCGGCTCGGCGGCATAGAAACTCGCGTTGTTGTAACCCACCACGTCGGCGACGATCTGATGGATGAGCCTTTTCTGGCCGATCTCGTCGAGGTTCGGGAGAAGCTGGATGAGGCGGCTGAGTCCGACCGTGCGGAACGCGGGGTTGCCTGCGCCAATCGCTCTCGTTGCGTACGTGCTGTCGTGGTCGATCTCCTTGATCGCCTCGGGCGGGACACCGCGCTTCGCGACACGGCGATGAAACTCGGCGATGAGCGGGTCGTCCTTTGAGCCGTTGCAGATGCGCTTGAACATCTCGCGGACGAGACGATCCCACGATGCGTAGAACAGATCGACGTTTGCGGATGCACCGCCCGCCGCTTCCTCCATGTTGGCTTCCGACTCAAGGCGGTTGCGGTAGGTCTGGCCACCGGGCGACACGGAGAACTGACTGCCGCTCTCGGCCATCCTGTCCTTGACTTCGTTGAGCATGGGCATCGACGAAGTGGCGAGATTGGGGATTGCTTTCTCGACGACATCGGTTCCCGGTGACAGCACGACAAGCGGGCCGACCATCTGGATCGACAGTTCGTCGAGTGCCTTGTTGCTGTTCGGCTGCACCATCACCCCGCTGGAGAGCATGGCCGAGTCCGACATGGAGCACATCAGGCGGTTGTGAAGCTGGACGAGCGGGTAGAGGATGTG